CCAAGGTATTCCAGTAACAATGTGTCCAGGTTTAAATGATTCTGATTGTGTATTAGGTTTGAAATCTGATTTACACTTCGGTACTGGCTTATTAAGCGATTTCAACGAAGTTAAAGTTTTAGATATGAGCAACCTTGATGGTTCTCAAAATGTTAGAACCATTATGCGTTTCACTGGCGGTATCATTGCTACTAATCCAACTCAACAAGTTGTATTGAATATTAGCTAATCAATAGTAAAATAATAAATGTATAAAGGGTGGGTAATGCCCACCTTTTTTTTAAACTTTTAAATAAATAATAAAATGGCTTGTAATACAATAGACGCTCGTTTAGAGCCTTGCAAAGAGTATCTTGGTGGGATCCAAGGTATGTTTTTAATTCCATTCGTTTGGAGTGATGTAATAACAATCGACGGTACTGGTGCGGTTACTAAAATCGCTCAATCTGGTGGCGTTACTTTAGATACTGGATACTTTTGGGAATTGAAAGGTGCAAACAGTTTTACTGACACTATCACTTCATCAAGAGATAACGGCACAACTTTTCACGAATCTAACTTAACCGTTAAATTTAAACCTAAATCACAAGCAACTCCGTGGTTAGATACTAAAGATGTTGAAACTTTAGCAACTGGCAGATGGAGAGTGGTTGTTTGGGATCGTAACGATAATTTCTGGTTATTAGGTGAGGAATTTGGTTGTGATGTTACCACTGGTTCTGAAGATTGGGGAACATTGCTTGGCGATGCCCGTACTTACACTTTAAGCTTTATTGCTTCAGAGAAGTATGGCCCAAGACCGTTGGCTGCAGTAACTTACGCTGGCTTGTCAACTATCTTTACTCCAGATACAACTCCATAATTAATAAGTGTACATAGGTGAGAAGGGGGCAGAGATGCCCCTTTTTTATTGTAACAAAATGAGGTGTTTAGGTTTTATTAAATATGGTAATCAATTCAAGCTCGACAAGTATATCATTTCATCCGCTTATTGCGTTTGATGGTTTGCCAGTAACACTTGAAATTGAACACAAAGCTACCAAGACATTAGTAACTGCAACAGTAACGCCTACAATCGTGGGAACTAAAGTTACATTGACATTGCCATCACTTGCCACCATCAATGCAGTGGCTAATCAATTAGACGAATTAAACATCAGAGTAATTCAATCAAGCAAGATGTATTTTGAATACCTGGCATATTGGATAGTTGGCAGCTTGGATGAGTACAGACAATGGAAGTCTTGGTCAACTACAAACACAAACAGTAAAAACTGGATCACATTATAATGGCTACACGCAAAAAAAATATTCCATCTTACCACATCATCAATATGGCTGGTTATACAAGCCCATCTATTGTTGAGCAAACAAATAAAGATTGGGTTGAGTACGGAGAAGATAATAACTACTATCAATACTTAATTGATTTGTATTATAGCTCACCAACAAACAACGCTTGTATTAAAGGTAAATCCGATATGATTTATGGCTATGGCCCAGAGGTTGTTAAGGCTGATCGTCATTTAAAGGGTTATTTAGATTTTAAAACCATCTTCCAAAATGAAGAGGTTAAGAAGTGTGTTATGGATTTAACGATGTTGGGTATGTGTGCTTTTCAAATTGTAAAGTCTAAAGACGGCAAAAAGTATGTAAGGGCATATCACTTCCCAATGCAAACTTTAAGGCCACAGAAAGCCAATGATAAAGGAGAAATTGAAAAATGGTACTATTGTGCTGATTGGTCAAAATTAAAGAAAGGCCAAAAGCCAAAAGAGTTCGCAGCGTTTGGGTATGATGAAAGTGCTAAAGAATGTATGCTTGTGATCAAGCCTTATTCAACTGGCAATTTTTATTTCAGCCCACCAGACTATCAAGGTGGCACTCAATACTGTGAATTGGAAGGTGAGATAAGTAACTATCATCTAAATAACATTAAGAACGGTTTAGCTCCATCAATGTTAATTAACTTCAACAATGGTGAACCATCTGAAGAGATTAAAGATGCAATCGAAGCTCAAATCAATGCTAAATTTGGTGGAAGTTCAAACACTGGCAGAGCAATTGTATCATTTAACGAAAGTAAAGATTCAGCGGCGGATATCACCCCAGTTGCTTTAAGCGATGCTGCGGACCAATACCAATTTTTAAGTACAGAATGTATTGATAAAATTTTGTTAGCTCATAGAATCACCAGTCCTTTGTTATTCGGTGTTAAAAATAGCGGTAATGGTTTCAGCTCAAATGCTGAAGAGTTAAAAACCGCATCTATCTTATTTGACAATATTGTTATCAGACCATTTCAGAATCTATTGATTGATGCTTTTAATAAGGTGCTTTTAAAGAATGAAGTAATGGTTGATATATACTTTAAGACTTTGCAACCTTTAGAGTTCGTTGATTTAAGCGGAGTGGCCATTGACACTACAACTAAGGAGAAGGAATACGGCTTCTCTAAAGTTGATATGGTTCAAAAAAAAAGTGGCGAGAGCAAAGATGATTTTTTAGCTCGTTGCATCCCAACCGTTATTGCTGAAGGTAAAGACAAAGAACAAGCAGCTGCAATTTGCTATTCTTATTTTGAGGGGAGTGATAAACCAAAGATGACTGAAGAGGATGAGAAAGCTTGGTTAGCTTTCTTGCAAGATAAAGGCGAGGAGATTGACCTAAACGAATGGGAGATTATAGACATTCAAGAGGCTAATGATGAGGATGATCACTTTGAGTTTGGATACGATAACCCAGACTTAAAATCTAAAGATGATACTGGTATTTTTAAGATAAGATATCGTTACGGTCCAGATAGAGTAACTAAAAACTCTCGTAAATTTTGCAAAGAAATGACCAACCTATCAAAAAAAGGCATTGTTTATCGCAGAGAGGACATAAATATGATGAGTTTTAACGGAGTGAACGGTCAATTTGCCCCAGAGGGATCAAGTAACTATTCAATTTGGAAGTTCAAAGGCGGTGTATATTGCCATCACGCTTGGTATAGAGTAACTTATAGAAGAAAAACTGAAGGCGGAAAGATAAAGCCACTTACTCCAAGCGAGAAAAATTCAGACGAAAGGGATATGCGTAACTATGAGAAGGTATCTGATGCAACTGCAAATAGAGAAGGTGTGCCATTTGCACCGCCAAGTTGGGATACTGCAAGCACAAAAACGATTGATTTACCTAATAGAGGAAGTTTAAAGAATAAATAAAGATGCAAACGAATGATAATGTTTTACTGGTAACTAAAGAGGATATTTATAAGTATACTCAATTAAAAGGTAATGTCGACATAGACAATATTAGCCCTTTTATTAAGGTTGCTCAAGATATAGAAATCCAAGGCGTACTTGGTACTGTGCTTTATAGAAAGATTTTAACCGATGTAATGAACAACACATTAGCTGGTAACTATCTGACCTTGACAAGCTATTATATTCAACCTATGTTGATCCATTATGCAATGGCGGACTTTGTTCAATTCCATAACTATGAAGTAAGCAACGCTGGTATTCTTAAAAATAACCCAGAAAATACGGTTGTATTGGATCGTTTTGAAGTTGAAGCTTTGGTGAAGCGTTACAGACAGATAGCTGAAACATATAGAAAGCGTTTAGTGGATTATATCACCTTGAATGTAGGTTTATATCCAGAATATGTGGCCTATCAAAATGGCGGAGAATATCCTTATAGCACACCAACAAACTATACTACCTGGAATCTATGAAAAAACAGTATAAGCCAAAGGCGGATAATATTTCAAAATTAAAAGACTATTTTTTAAACTTAAAGAAAAATGAAAATGCGAAAAATATCAAAGGTTTACTTACACTATGTAAGTGATTTGACAAACACAAAAGACTACCACTTTGTAATTGATGAACTTCCAAGCCAACCTTTGAGCTTGATGAGCGCTTCAGCTATTGATGGGGACATTGAGGCTTTACATATTGCATCTTTGACAAGTGAGAGTATGCCAATGTATGTTGGCGAAATTATGGAAGCGTTGCAATTAACTTGCGATATTACCATTGTTGAGGAGACACCAAAGAAAAAGAAAAAGTGAGGGCTTTAATTCTTATATTGTTATTGAGCAGCTGCTCGGCTTCTTGGCATTTACAAAGGGCCTTAATCAAAGATCCCTCATTGTTTAGACCAAGAAATTGGGTAATTGATACGGTATTAATGACTGATTCATTTTATTCTGTTGATACATTCACGCTTAATGAAGTTGATACATTCATCACCGATACTGGCAAGGTGCGATTAACAATTTATAGGGACAGAAACTTTTTTAAAACAGATATCAAAGTTAAACAAGACACGATAAGACTAACCAAAACGATTGAAATGCCTCCACAAATCATTTATAAAAAGGGTGATTTGGGATTGAATTTAAAACTATTGATTTTAGGCATTGTTATCGGCTTATTTTTAAGATTATTATGGAAAAGAAATTCGTAACCCCATCGAGAGTAAATCCGAAGCCTGGTTCATCCAGAGCTTGTTTGTGTAAAGACAAGAATACCTATGATAAAAAGTGTTGTGATGGGAGTATGTGGGCTCAAGGAATTGGGCAGATAACAAGGACTTTGCCTTAGTGTAACAATTTACAAAATAAAAGTATTATATATATGAGTATAAGTGCAACATCATTCTCGGCTGGATACACTGGTTGTAAAGTCGTTTCAAATACAAGTGCAAACACTGGCACATTTAGAGGTTTTG